ATCGAGCAGGGAAGATTACAACTTCGGAAGGCAATGAGGTGGAACTTGAAACCATTACTAATGGCATGATTGAAGTGGAGGAGGCAACTGAATCAGCCGGAACAGAAATTACAGGCTTAGAGGTAGCGGTTCCGATGGAAGGACATACTGGCAATACCTTAAGAAATCTGGTTAATATGGTTTATAGCAAACAGGCTCTTATCAAGAAAGCATTAGGCATTACTGCGAATATTATTGAGGATGATTTTTGCCCCTATATTAATGAAGGAAAAATTGAAACCATAGACGATTTCAAGAAGGCTATAGAGGGTGCCGGAGAGGATCGTTGCCCAGGGATTACCTTTGGCTTTGATAACAACTCTATAACATTTAAGTTTTTTAAATGGGAAGCAAGCCCTGAGAAGATAAAAGCATATACTCAACTGGCGGCGCTATTAAATCAAAGTGCGAAGACACTGAAACATGCTTCTTTTAAATCCAAGGATACCGATAATGACAAGTTCACATATCGGGTATGGCTTGTGAAAATTGGCATGATTGGCGATGAATATAAAATATCGAGGAAGGTGCTTATTGAAAAATTGTCTGGGAATTCAGCCTTTAGAAGCGGGAAGAAACCTGAGAAGGTTGTTGCTGAGAATGCTGAATAGCAAATCTCCAGAATATATCGCTTCACATTGATTTGTGGGGCGATATTTTTATTTGTGGGTAAGTGGCTACAAGAATCTTCTCTCATGACTCCTTTAGTGATGTGACATGTAGATGGATATAGCTGTATAATATAATGGTTGTTTCATATTTGTAGGATGTTGTGAAGTACAGATAAATAGGAATTTGTAGGGAGATTACAAAAGTTGAATAAGAATGAAACAGTAAAGTGGATAAACGGAGTAATGAAAAATAAGATATCAGTTCCTCTTGAGATTTTAGGTGGCAAGAAGAACAGAGGAATATATGGTATTTTTGTTGTAGATAAATCTCATTCCGAGGAATTCTGTGCTTATGTTGGAAAAGCAACAAATATTTATAAAAGAATGTTTTGTGGAAAAAAAGCACATTTAGTAAAGCTTAAAGAAAAGAAAATATATAATTCAGTTATAAATGAGGCCATGCAAAATGAGGAAAAGAGGATTGACATTAGAGTTCTCGAAGAAGTTACTTTTCAATATGAAAACTACAATAAAGATATGCAATACTTGGCATCAAGAGAATGTTATTACATTGATAAGTATCAAAAACTTAATCAATGTTTAGAGCAATGTCCTGATGGAAGAAATATGTATGAAAACGTTTGGAAAAAAGAAAAGACAGAGTTGAATTTACTTGGGAAAGTAGAGGAGCGAACAAATGAGAGTCAAATATCTGATTGAAACAATAAATACATCTAATGCTACCGTTGTTTTTGATAGCCCTGAAATTGTTGCTCGAAGGCTAGATGCGGGTGTCACGACTCCAATATATTTTACTTGTGTGGATGAAAAAGAGAAATTGCTTTATGAAAGATGCAAAGATAAGTCAAACTTTGTTAGTCATACACCATCAATACATTTGCCAGACCTGTCGGTACATGAATTGGTAAACATTTATGAGTGTGATGGAACAGGGTCACTTGAAATAACAAAGGATATATTAAGTTCATTTTTTTCAGATGATATGTCCGAAGATGTTGTGTTTGTTATCTATATCCTTTTACACGAGGTTGGACATTGGTTTCAGTTTGCCAATATGTCAAATAAAGTTGAAGCTTTTTTAAGTGAAGATATTGAACTAAGCAAAGCAAATTTTGATAAAATGCAGCAGGCATTTATTCAGCGGGATGAAAGAATAAGACGTGGAAACAGTTGTCCCTTGACTGCCAAGGAAAAAGCATTGTTTAAGCAATTATCTCTTGAATACAGAGAAATCCCAAAAGAAAAAGATGCTGACAAGTACGCATTAGAACACATGGAAGAAGCCATTGTTAAGTATTATGATAACCTTTGCTAACATAAGGCTCTCTGCCAAATTCTAATTTATCTATGAGATTATATACATAATTCGTAGTTGAAGTTAGGGTGCATTATTCTGATACTGTGACATATTGGTGGGAATGTTTATATTGCTATTTTCAAGGAGCCGATTATAAGGCTCTTTTTATTTTGGGGAATATATGAAGCATTGTGCCTTTCGACAAGGAGGTGAAGTAATTATAATGCCAAGATATTCTATACTTAAAAGTTTCTATGCTTCGGAATCCTGGCTGCAGTTCCGAGTATCTATTATTGCAGAGCGTGGGCAAGTCTGTCAGAAGTGTAACAAGGTAATAGCAAATTCGTCTGATTGCATACTTCATCACATCAAGGAACTGACACCAGAGAATGTGAGTGATTATAACGTCAGTCTTAACCCAGAGAATATTTTAATCGTCTGCCATGATTGTCATGATAAAGAGCACAATCGGTTTGGTTATCACCCTGAACATAAGGTCTACATTGTGTTTGGTGCACCGTTAAGTGGTAAGACATCATATGTCAGAGAAAATATGCATCGTGGGGATTTAGTGGTTGATATGGATAGGTTATATGAAGCGGTTTCTTTGCTTTCGGTTTATGACAAGCCCAATAATTTATTCGGCAATGTGATTGGTATTCACAATTTGCTTATAGATAATATCAAGACACGATATGGCAAGTGGAATGATGCTTGGGTGATCGGTGGATATGCGGATAGATACAAGCGTGAGAAGTTGGCAGAGGACTTGGGTGCAGAGATAATCTTCTGTGATGTGAGCAAAGACGAGTGCCTGAGAAGGTTAGAGCAGGATGAGGATAGGCGATACAGGAAAGATGAATGGAATAAGTACATTGAGAATTGGTTTGATACCTATGTCGCATAGCCCCCCATATGGATTTTAAGCATATCGCCAGGGGGCCGTGCAAAGGGGGAGACTTTCGTGCAAACCGAGAATTTTGAAAATCAAAGGAGGTTTTTGGAAACATGATAAAACAGGATATATATGAAAAAGAGCTGGCAAAGCTTAATGAGATATTTAAAGATATTGAAGAACCCAAGCGGCAACTTGTAGAAGGATTAATACAAGATGCTGCTTTTTTATTTGCCGAAAATCACGTATTAAAAGAGGCGATATCTGAAACTGGCATGATTAAGATCCATCCACAACATCCAGAGATCCAGAAACCTATTGAAACAGCAAAACAATACCTCAAAAATATCAATAGTTATTCCGTAGTTATTAAGACGCTCAACGCTGTGCTTTCTAAGAATATCATTGATGCAGATGATGAATTAAGTGAGTTTGAATGATCGCAGAGCATAATGGCACACACTCTTGGCTTCTCGAATATATCGGTAAATGTAAAAGCAAAGAAATTATAATTGGGCATGAATTAATGCAGATGCTCGATATATTGCTCACTCATTTTGATAATCCTGATCTTAGAATTGAATTTGAGGATGCTCACAAGCGAATCAACTTTATCGAATCACAATGCAAACACTATGAAGCACCATTTGCGGGTAAGCCATTTATTTTGATGCTATTTCAAAAGGCATTGATTGAGGCTGTTTATATTTTCAAGATTTATGATGAAGAGGTCGGCAGATGGATAAGGCTGTATCAGGATGTTCTACTTGTCATTGGTCGGAAAAATGGCAAAACCCCTCTTGTTGCTGCCATTGATATTGCAGAGTTTTTCTGTGGGCCACTTGGTATCAAAATATTATGTTCAAGTAATGATTATGAGCAAGCAGATTTGATGTTTCAAGCCATTAATGCCATGAGAGAAGAGAGTCCTGCGTTAAGCAAGGTAACTCGCAAGAACATTAAAGGCATCTTCTTTGGCAATCCGCAGAAACCAAAACATAACGGTAAATTTTCATTTAAGAACAAAGGTAATATTCGGAAGATATCCTCTAAAACTGGAGCGAAGGAAGGCAGAAACATTGGCATAGGTTCCTTTGATGAAGTGCATGAATTAAAAGATGATTCCTCGATCATGCCGATCAGACAGGCTCTATCAACACAAGATGAACCCTTATATTTTGAACTCACCACAGAAGGTTTTACAAATGATGGTTATCTTGACCATAGAATATCCGAAGCGCGACAAGTTTTAAATGGAGAATTAGAAAGATCTCGCTGGCTAATATGGATTTATACGCAGGATAATGAAGCGGAGATTTGGCAAGATGAAAAGACTTGGTTTAAAAGTAATCCAGGAATCGGAGTAATTAAAAAGTGGAGTTTTCTAAGGCGCATGGTTGATGAAGCAAAAACAAGCAAATCAACCCGCGCTTTTGTTTTGGCGAAGGACTTTAATATCAAACAAAACAATGCGGCTGCATGGTTGACTGAAGCCGAGCTTATTAATGATGCCACATTTGATCTTGAAGCATTGCGTGGCTGTATTGGCATCGGAGCGGTTGACTTGGCTGAGACAACGGATTTAGTGTCAGCCAGAATGATGGTGATGCGACCAAATGACAACACAAAATATATGATACAGAAATATTTCATTCCAGAAATTAAGCTTGAGAAAAGTCCAGATGGTGTCGATTATCTTGAATGGGCAAGGCAAGGGCTAATTGAAATCTGTCCAGGAAATGATAACGATTTCAGTTATATTACAAATTGGTTTATTCATGTGGTCAAGCAACTTGGGATTAAACCTTATAAGATCGGCTACGATAATGCACTTGCTAAGTATTGGGTCAAAGATATGGAAGAAACGGGATTTGATATGATTCGAATACCTCAGGAGAGACGTGTAATGTCAAGCCCTATGAAGCTAGTTGAAGCAGACTTGAGGAGCAAGTTAATTAACTATAATTCAAATCCAATTGATCGCTGGTGCTTATCCAATACCGCTTTAGACATTGATAAACTTGGACAGATCATGCCAATAAAAGTACAGGGAACACAAATAAAACGTATAGACGGTGCGGTAACTATGATTATCGGCTACGCTGTCTTGATGCAATACAGATCAGAATATATGAACTTAGTGGGGTGAAGCTTTGAGAGAAAAAATTAAACAATTGTTCAAATACCTAGACGATATCTTTTTCATATTTGGAGTGATCTTTATATCGCTTGCAGGATTTCTCGTATATATTCCGATAGGGTTTTTCATTTTGGGGATATGCTTCATGGCATATTCATTTATTTTTGCTAGATCGTCGGCGATGAAGGGAGGAGGTGGTTAATGCTCATACAGAGTCTCTTTAATAATAATGTGAAATCAAGTGGTATGCAGACTGCCAAGTTCCTTGATGGTTATTCGCCAATATTCACACAGTTTGGTAGAAGCATTTATGCCTCAGATATTGTTCAAATGTGTATTGATTGTATCGCAACCGAATGTAGCAAGTTAACACCCCAACATGTGGTAATCGATGATAATGGTTTGCCAACATCATTAAAGGGTGATAACTTCAACCGCTTATTTAAGTTTTCACCAAATGGTTTAATGACAACAAGGGATTTCTTGGAGAAGGTAATCTGGCTCTTATATCTGAATTATAATGCCTTCATCTATCCTGTATATAATTTGGTTTCGGATAGCAGGGGGAATGTGAATAGATATTATACAGCGTTCTATCCATTGAACCCGATACAAGTTGAATTCCTACAGGATGCATCGGAGACACTTTTTGTTAGATTCTACTTCTTTAATGGAAGCAATTATACCTTGCCCTATGCCGATGTGATCCACTTGCGTAAAAAGTATTCTATCAACGACATTATGGGTGGAGGTATCAGTGGTCATCCAGATAATGCCGCTCTTCTAAAAGTGCTGGAAACTAATGATATTGTGCTTCAGGGAATAGGCAAAGCAATAAAAACAACTCTCTCAGTCCGTGGCATACTCAAAATCAACACCCTGATGGATGACGACAAGCAAAAAGCAGAGCGATTAAGGTTTGAGAAAGCAATTGATGATGGTGTGACTGGCATATTGCCCACGGATTTAAAAGGTGAATACACTTCATTGCAAGTAAACCCTGCGCTTTTAGATAGCACAACATTAGCGTTTCTAGAAAATAAAGTGCTCAGGTGGCTTGGCGTTTCTCTTCCTATATTAAATGGTGAATATAACGACGAGCAGTATCAGGCATTTTACAATAAAACAATTGAACCAATAGTCATTGGCATGGGACAAGCTTTTTCAAATGCAATATTTTCACAGAGAGAACAGGATGTTGGTCATGAGATAAAGTTTTATCAAATGAATCTTGAACTAATGGATACCAAAAATAAGATGGCATTTGTCCAAGCATTAGGTGATCGTGGAATTTTAACCGACAATCAGATACTAGCTTTGTTTGGCATGGCTCCCTATGAAGGCGGCAATGTAAGACATATGAGTTTGAACTATATTGATGCTTCGCTTGCAAATACCTATCAAATGTTAAAAGTCAAAGGAAATGATCCTAAATTAAATGAAGAAACAGGAGGGAATGGATAATGGCAAAACACAAATTACCACCAAAAGGAACCGCAGAAATTCGAGCTTTTAGTATGCCTGATTTAACGGCAGAGCCTGAAGGAAATGTCATTCAAGGACATGCCGCAGTTTTTGGACAGGCCACAAATATGTATGGTTGCTGGAATGAGACTATAGCCAGAGGAGCTTTTGATAAGACGGATTTTACAGATGTGCTTTTCAGTATCAATCATGATTTGACTAAAATTCCACTTGCCCGAAGCCGTAACAACAATGCAAATTCAACCTTACAATTACAGGTAGACGATCAAGGTTTGAATACTCGTTCGACACTTGATCTTGAAAATAATAATGAAGCCAAGGCGCTTTATAGTGCAATAGGACGAGGGGACATTAATGGAATGTCCTTTATTTTTTCGGTTAGGGATGATGTATGGGTAGGCTTAGATACTGATATGCCTTCTCGTACCATTACTGATATAGCTAAAGTTTTTGAAGTATCTGCCGTATCGTTCCCAGCTTATTCTGGGACTGATATATCTGCTCGTGACGCATCAGCACTGGAGAGTGCTATAAAGGCATTGGAGAATGCCCGCGCCAAAGAACTGGAGAGTTCAAACGAGCAAAGAAATAAGGATCTCGAATTACTCAAACTAAAAACACAAATATTGATGAGAGGATGATATAAAAATGAAAAAGAAATTACAAGATATGTTAGCTAAAAAAGAGGCAAGAAAAAAGGAACTCCTTAATAAATCGCAAACTTCAAATGAGGTAAATGAACTTCGTAGCATCAACACTGAAATGGAAAATCTTAATGGAGAAATTTCCGAACTTAGAAGTATGATGGATTCAAGTACTGAAACTACAGATGCCACTCCAGTACCTACTGAACAAAGACAAATTATTGTTCCTCAAGGACAACTTAATGTGCTTGGTACATATGGTGTTGCTGGAGTCCAAACTGCACCAAATGCAAGATCTGAGCAAAGAAGCCTTGATGAGGTAACTGGTTTACCACCAGAGGAAATGCGCGGTGAATTGTTTAAGCTTCCAGAATATCGATCTGCCTATCTCAAATCTCTGCAAGGTAAGCAATTAAATGATGTTGAGATGCGTGCCATTACGACAGCAGCTACTAGTGGTGGAGCGGCTGTTCCTACAACGACTTACGATTTGATTATACAAAAACTTCAACAAACAAGCGTACTGTTTCCATTGATTACAACGACTTATATTCCTGGCAATGTGGTTTTGCCTGTTGCTAATGCAATTACCGCAGCAGTTTGGAGTGATGAAGTTTCGGATGGGACGTTTGGAGATGATACCGTAGCTGGCGTGTCTTTGGCAGGTTACACACTAGCAAAATATGCGAAGATCTCAGCAGCCGCAATGGTCATGACAATTGATGCTTTTGAAACTTACATCGTTAATCAAATCGGCAATCAATTATCTATCGCAGTAGAGAACGCTATCCTCAATGGACTTGGGCCTACACCCGGTGGTAGCAATAAACCACAACCTACTGGAATCTTACCAGGAGTAACTTGGGATTTAACCAACTCTGCAACTTTTGCTACGACTGTAGGGTATGACGATCTTGTTGGTGCTCGTGCTTTGCTTAAGACTCCATATAGACCTTTTGGCAAATGGATTTTGAACAGCAACATGGAAGCGGCACTGTTTAAGATTAAGGATTCTCAAAACAGACCAATCTTTACTCAAGCTCCTCAAAATGGTTTTGAACCAAGAATTTTGAATCATCCATATATTGTGGATGACTATATGCCTGATGAGCAAATTCTATTTGGTGCTTTTAATTATTACTACATGAACTTCTCACAGAATCCAGTAATTGAGGCATCTAAGGAAGCTGGGTTTACTTCCGCATCAACAATTTATAGAGGTATTTTGATAGCAGATGGTAAGCCAGCGCTGAATGAAACATTTATTAAATTGACCAAAGCATCTTAAATTTAGCATTTATGA